GGCAACGCCCCACCATAGGCGACACAGGCGAAACAGACAACGCGGCTCAATCCAATGAGCAAACTGAAGGCGCAAGTCCTATCGTGTCGCTCTCCGAATCTGTGAGAAATCTGAGACAATGACCGTAACCGACAAGCAAAAAGCCAACCTGAAGCCCTTCGTCAAAGGCTACGACCCCCGCCGGGCGATTGCCCGCGTGCCGAAAACCTCCGTCAAAGCGCGGGAGTTATTTCGGCGCATCGGCGCGGAACTCATGCGGATCAAGGAGCGCAATGAAGCGGGCGAGACCGTCGAGTATGACATCACGCGCATCGAGGCGGCGATTCGCATGAAATTCAGCAGTAAAGCCCCGAAGGACTTTGAGACGATCTTGAAAGCGTTATACCCCCGGTCTGTTGAAGGATGAAATCGACCTCACCAGCGGCGGCGAGAAAATCGACGGCGTGATCCGCGTAGTCGTACACGATGATAAAAATGCCAACGGTACATGACTTTCACCTCCCCATCACCACCGAAGCCACGCTGAAAGAGTTTATGCGCGTGGCGTTTGGCGTTATAATACCCGACACGCAGGTATGCAAACATCACACGACGCCATTCCGCGCGTTTGCGGATGCGTATTTTGCCCGTCATCCTGTGTCTGTGTGGTTCGCCTCGCGCGGTTTTGGCGGCAAGTCGTTCCTGCTGTCCCTGTTGGGAACGGTGGAGGCGGCGACTCTCGGCGCGAGCGAGAGTATTCTCGGCGGATCGGGAGCGCAGTCTCAGCGTGTCAATCAATACATCGCGGATTTTTGGAATTACAAAAACGCGCCGAAGTCATTACTACTCAGCGACCCGTCGAAACGCGAGGTCAAATTATCCAATGGAGCGCGAATCGAAGCGTTGATGGCGTCTCAGGCTTCCGTGCGCGGACCCCACCCGCAACGACTGAGAGCCGACGAAATAGATGAAATGGACATAGCGATACTGGATGCGGCGATGGGTCAGCCGATGACCAAAGACGGGATACCCGCACAGACGGTACTTTCCTCCACGCGGCAGTATATCAACGGCACAATGCAGGAGATTCTTAAACGTGCGGCGGAAAAATCATTTGGTGTTTACGAATGGTGCTATCGTGAAAATTTAGAGCCGCACGGCTGGCTGTCGGCGGCGGAGGTAGAGCGCAAGCGCAACGAGATCACAGATGCGATGTGGCAGACGGAATACGAGAACCAAGAGCCGAACCCGTCCAGCCGCGCGATACAACCCGACGCGATTGACAAACTGTTTAACAAGTCCCTCGGAGTATATGAGGGACAACCGAACGAGTACATCGAAATCGAGCCGCCGCAAGCGGGCGCGACATACGCGCACGGCGCGGACTGGGCGCGGAAGAACGACTGGACAATTATTCCGACCTTTCGTTGCGATGTGCGTCCTGTGCGTTGTGTGGCATGGGAGCGCACAGGACGGGTGGACTGGCATGTGATGGTAGACAAATTGGATAAGCGCATGGACAGGTACGGCGGGTCTGCGGCGCATGACGGTACGGGTTTGGGTGATGTGGTCAAGGATATTGTCAAACATCCCGCGAAAGCGTTCATCATGGCAGGGCGGGCGCGTGCTGACCTGTTAAGCGAATATATTACAGCATGTGAAAGGGGCGATGTGGTGTATCCGTTTATCCGTTGGGCGTATAATGAGCATCGGTTTGCGAGTCAAGAGGATGTATTTTCCAGCGGCGAGAAACATCATTTACCCGACACGATTAGCGCGGGCGCGTTAGGCTGGCATGTGGCATACCAGCGCAACCAATGGGACACCATCGGTTAGGAGCGTGAACAATGCAAACGAAATTTTACCTATTGGATGAAAAGAAAAACGTCTCGCTGTTTAGCGATGAAGGCTGGGCGAATTTAGGCACAACATCGAACGCGACACAGGACGAGCAGTTTGCGCGGGTTGCCGCCGCGTTTCGCGCATATCATATCAAAGCCAATACAGTCGGCGGGATGCCGTTCACGCTGTATAAAGGCGAAGATGAATTTGACAACTCCTCGACATGGCAAAACAAGGTCGGCTTTTTGCCGAACCCGTCCGATCTGTTTCGTATCAATACACTGTCGCTCATTGCCACGAATACCGCCTATAACCTCCGCACAAAAGATGCGCTTGGGTACAAGACGAAGGGATTGTACCCAGCCGTCGCGTATTCGTTCACGATCAACACGAATCCACGAACGGGGGACGCAGAAAGCATCACGCGCAAAGTAGGGCAGATAACCGAAAAATTCACGATAGACGATCCGCGCCTCGTGCGTCTGTGGCGGCTGGATCACACCACCGAGGTACTGCCGTCGAAGAACACGGAGGCGCAGGCGATTATGAGTTCGGCAGGGCAGATATTGTATGCCGACCAATGGATACAGCATTTTTATCGGAGTGGCGGCATTGCGCCGACCTTGATTGCCATGAAGGGCTTGATAGACAACACGCAAAAAGAAGAAAAGGAAAAGTCATGGAGTGACTGGCTGTTGGGCATCGGGCGTTCGTGGTTGCGCCGCGCTCGGATATATAACGCCGAGGCGATGGAGGTCAAGCAGTTAGGGTCGTCCGTTGCCGACCTGAAAAACACGGACGTATACAGGCAGGCGATGGAAAATATCGCCATTGGCGCGGGGATGCCATTGTCCATGTTGCTGTCTAACTCAGCCAACTACGCGACGGCAGAGACGGAAAAGCGGACGTGGATAAATGGTGAAATTGTGCCGCTCGTGGAATGGATGGCGTATGAATACAATAGGCAGGTATTCACGCCGTTGGGCTTGCGGCTGGTGTTCCGTCCTGAAACAATGGACGAACAACAGGAGGATGAAGTGTCACGCGCCTCCGCCGTGAGTACATTCATGGACTTTTTCGCCAAGTGTCCAAATTTCGAGATATTCGTCGGCACGTGCGCGACGTTTGGGTATGAATTAACTGACGATTTACTGTCAGCGGCACAGGCGTATTACGCGGCGAAGCCGAAGCCTGAAGACGAACCCGCACCGCCTCCGCAACCGAAATCGTGGACACCCTCGCCGAGGGAAATGAAGGAATTGACCGTTTGGAATAAACAAGCCATAAAGAAATGGAAAGCGCGGGAACGGCTTGATTTTGAAAATTATATCTTTCATCATGGCGGACTGCCTCCCGCAGTGGATGCGGAAATCAAACGCCGTTTGTTGACTGCCAACAGCGAACAGGATATTAACGCCGCGTTCGATGGTTTGATTGTGGATGAATCAAAAAGCGATGCGGAAATCCGCGCTTTAGCGGATGCGATCAACAAACTGGCGGAGTCGCGCGTGTGATCGAGAATATTATCAAATCAGTGGTTGACCGTTTTCCCGCCGTGCTTCCGTTCCTCTCACGGCGGGCGCGATACAAGGTGTCTACCGCCGATACGAACAGGGAGTACCATGACGAGATTACTTCCGCGCTCGTGGATTATTTCGAGGGCGGTTCACTTACCGCCTCGCGCAATCGTTTCAAACGGGCAATGAGCGCGGCGTTTCTGGATATGTTCGAGGCAGGTTGGCAGGACGGCGGTGCGGAATTGCCGCTGGATGATGAGGCGTTGAACTGGTTGGGAGATCGTCAGTCGCAAGAGATGGTCAATATTGATTCGCTGTTTCAAAACGCGCGAGACATACGCAAGCAAAAAGACTTTGATTATTTCGCGTGGAGTTCCGCCCGTGCCGACGGATATGTCTCCGCGTTGCAGGGTGTGTATAACGCGGCGTCCATGCTGGCGAAGGGAAAGCAGATGCTAACGTGGCATTTGGGTCAGACCGAGCAACACTGTGACACATGCGCCTCATTGAACGGAAAAAAACATCCCGCCTATTGGTACATCGAACGTAACTACATCCCGCGACAAGCGGGCGCGGCGATGGACTGCGGCGGGTATCATTGTGATTGTCGTCTGGAGGATAAAGAGGGCAACGAGGTGACATTATGACGCAGATTACCGTCAAGGTTATCGGCGCAGATATTGTGCGTCAAGGCTTGCAGGACTTGGAAGCGGAAATCCCGAAGATCGGGCGAAAGGGGATATATGATATGATGGTGCGCGTTCGCAGTCGGTTGGCGCAAAAGCCGCGCCGTCCGAGTTATCCGATTAACTGGGATAGCGAGAAACAACGGCGATATGTGCTAGCATTACTGCGCCGTAAGGACAATCTGCCGTACAAGCCGACGGGACGATATGAAAGCAACTGGAAGATTCTCAAACGCGAACATGGGTACACGCTTGAAAACAGCGCGCCGATGGCGCGTTACCTCAGCGGCGATTACACGGGCGCGGGACAGAGCAACATTCACGCAGGGCGGCGGCTGGTTTTTATGGATGTCGTAGACGAGGAAATCAAGGGGCTTGATGAAGCCATTGACCAAAAGATTACCTACTACGGCAGGTCGAAACGTTTGATTCCGTAACTTGTGGTATACTGTCGTCAATCGAATAAGCGTATCCAGCGATGACGCGAAGAGCGGATAGTTGGAAAGCGTGGCAGTGCAGTGAAGAATTGCGAGCCGAAAGCGAGCCTGTTTTCAAAGGTTTGTTTTCGACTCGCTTTATTTTTACGAGGTGCGTATGAACGATGAAAAAAAACAGGAAGAGCAGGAAACTGTCACCGAAGAGGTGAAAATCGGCGCAAGAAACAGCCGCCGCGATTCTGACCGCTTGCAACAGATACATGATTACGCCGTCGAGAATGGCGCGTTGTGCGGAAAGAAAGGTGTGGCAGTGGACGAGGTTGTTTCGTTCGGGTCGCCGTTGAAGTTCGTCAAACTTGACGATGGGAGCGTGAAGTTTTCAGGGTACTTGATTACTTTTGGAAGCCCTGATACTCCCGACCTGACAGGCGATTACTTCGACGCCAAAACAGATTTTGGCGACGCGGTGGAATCAGATGTTTATTTCAACCATCGTATGCCTGTTCGTTTCGATGGCAAGCGCGCGGAATACAAGGACAAGATCGGCAAGGCGAAACTCACACGCGATGATATTGGCGTGTTCGCCGAAACCATCTTGAAGGCTCGCAATCAATACGAGCAAATGATTATCGATGCTGGCATGGCTGGCGCGTTAGGTTGGTCAAGCGGCACGGCGGCGCACTTGGTAGACCGCGAGCCGTCTGGCAAAGCGTACTGGATCAAGCGTTGGTATCTTGGACTGGACGCAAGCCTGACGCCGACTCCTGCCGAGCCGAGAAATCAGATCGTGCCAGTAAAAACTTTGGCGTTTGAAATCCAAACGCCGCAAACCGAAGAAAAGGAAAATAACATGGAAAAAGAAGAATTAAAAACAATGTTCGATGAGTACGGTAAGAACATCGGCGAGACCATCAAGACCGAAGCCGCCGCCGCCGCAAAGTCGGCAGTGGTCGAGGCGTTGGACGCTCTGCCCGAAGTCAAAGCCGCGCGTGGGGCGCAAGTCGAGGTGAAGGTAGACGAGGCAGACCGCCCGTTCAAGTCCCTCGGTGAGCAGTTGGGCGCAGTTGCCGACGCCGCCAAGAACGGGCGCGTTGCCCCTCGTATTCGCGGGCTGAAAGCGATGGAAGCGAAAGCCGCGCTTGGCTCGAATGAAGCGATCCCGTCACAGGGTGAATTCCTGCTTGAGCCAACCATTACGGCGGGACTGTTGCAGAATATCCACGAAGCGGGTGTGTTCACGCAGGACGTGAATCGTCTCCCTGTTGGACCCAACAGTAACAGCGGTTGGATACCCGGCGTTGACGAAACTTCCCGCGCGGCAGGTTCGCGCTGGGGCGGTGTGCGTGGGTATCACGCGGCGGAAGCGGCAAGCATGACCGCCTCGCAACCGAAGTTCCGCAAGATCAATTGGGAACTACACAAGACCTACGTCCTGCAATACGCGACCGACGAACTGCTTGCGGATGTCGGCATGATGAACGCCATTATCCAGCAGTCCTCGATGGAGGAACTGGACTTCTTGGCAAACTACGATGTTCTGCTCGGCGTTGGCGGAGATCGACCTTCGGGCGCACTACTCTCGCCCGCCCTTATCAGTATCGCACGCGCCGCGACCTCCGCAATTTCCCACGCGGATATTGTCGCTATGTGGGCGCGTCTGCTCCCTCGCTCGAAGGCAAACGCGAAGTGGTACATCTCCTCAGATGTCCACGCGCAACTTGACCAACTGACATTTACCAGCGGATCAACGGGGATTCTCTCCCCGTATGTGTCCTATGGCGCGGACGGCGTGATGCGGATTTACGGTAAGCCAGTTGTGGAAACTGAGTTCAATCCCGCGCTGGGTACGCTCGGCGATATTTTCCTCGCGGATATGTCGCAGTACCTGTATTGGGAAAAGAACGCGGTCGAGGCGGCTTCGTCCATTCACGTGCAGTTCCTGACCGACCAGACCGCCTTCCGCTTCATCTATCGCAATGACGGGCAGACCGCGCTTGCGTCGGCGATCACTCCCGCGAATGGCGGCGCAACGCAATCACCGTTTGTCGCCCTGCTTGCTACCACGTAATCAGAAACGAATCAGGAGAAAATAACATGAGCAAACTTAACTTTGCGGAAGAGTATCAGGTTGTGCCGCTTCTCGCGCCCGCCGACATTGTGGCGACTGCCGCAGTCACGCGGTATGTCAAACTCGGAAGCATCGGGCGCGGGCAGTTGGAAATCGAAGTCAACTTAGGCGCGTTGACTACGACCGATTCGACTGGCGAGGTGGTTGTAACCGTTGTCGGCAACGACACGAACGACACCTCCACCAGCGATAACAACGAAGTGGCGGCGGCGTTTAGTTACCGTCTCTCTGGCGCAGTTGGCACGGACGCGATGGGCGCGATCACACAAGCAAGCGCAACAGGCGCGGTGGTGGCGAACACGGACGACAACAAGTCCCTGCTTATCTACGTTGACCCCGCCGTTATCGGGCAGAAGTATGTCCGCGCGGTTATCACGCCGACCGCCGACCTTACCTCAACGGTTGTTGGCGCGGTGGGGCGTTTCATTCCGCGCAAAGCGCAGAACGCCCAGCCGAGTTCGAGTTAGTTAATGGATCCGGGGCGGGAGAAATTCCGCCCCGGTCTAAAGCATGGCAAATGATTATACCTCCTCCACCGACGCCTTCGCGGACATATCGGAGGGATCGTATACGACCTCCGATTATCCTGTGATGTCGGACTTTGTAACCTTTGCTTCGCGCCAGATTGACGCCGCCTTTGGGCGTGTGGCTGGATTCTTTTATCCGACAACCGATGAAGTGACCTATTACTATAACGGCTCTGGGAGAGCGACGCAGTACATTGACGAATTTGTTTCGATCTCCTCTGTTGCGGTCGCTGAAAGCGGCGGGTTGTCCTCCACCGATTACACGACATGGGTCGAGGGGACAGATTACATCACTTACCCGTACAATGCGTCGGCTTTAGGCAAACCATTTACCGCGCTGGGCTTAGTGGATTACGCAGGCACAAAAGGCGCGTTTTACAGCGGACAGAAATCCGTCAAAGTGGTGGGCGTGGCTGGATATTCCGCTTCGCCTCCCGCGATTGTCGCCAAAGCGACAAAGATTCAAGCGGTGCAATGGTTTATGAAGGCTAAGATGGGCTACCAGATGGTCAACAGCGGAGGAGAGACCGCCTCCGCGCTGAATTACGCGCTGGACGATAATGTGCTGACCATTCTCAAACCGATATTCCTGGAGTTCTCGTGAGCAACGCGATTGATAACGCGGTGAACGCTTTACAAGCCCTCTCGTTGGCAATGACCAGCGTGGACATAAAATCCGCGCCCGCCTATCCCATCGAGAACATTGACCCTCTGCCGATGTCGGTCGCTTATCTCGCGGCTGGCAATTTAATGAAAATCAATTATGGGATGCTTGAAATTTTTCCGCAGATCAATATCGAGTTTCATTTCTCGCGCTTGAATTTGAAACAGGCATATCAGCAGATCAACG